AGCGTGGAGCCGACCGCCTCGCCGATGCTGGCGAAGTCGGACAGCCCGCGGCGGAGGCATTTGTCGGAGTTGGCCTTGAGGAAGTAGACCTCGCTCGCGGGCACCTCCTCGCCGTCGGCGGGGGTCATGCCCGTCTGCACCCAGATGGCCTCGAGCGTCTCGGCGTCGTCGGGGTCGGTCTTCACCCCGTCGGCCCACTCGGGGGAGGCGTCAGGGGGCACGATCCACTCCGGCTCCACGAAGCGGATCGACACGCCGTCCTTGCTCGCGAAGTAGCGGAGGATGCCTTCGCCGTCGCGGTGCACGCGGTTGTACCACTCGCGCTCCCGCGCCCACCAGTCCTCGCGGTCGAGGAACTCGTCGAGGTACAGCTGGGCCGCGCCCCGGCGGAGCTCGTCGGCGGGCGTCGGCGTCACGCCCTCGCGCACGACGACCTCGACGGCCAGGCCCTTGTCGCCCAGGACGTAGGCGCGCAGGGCCGTCAGGATCGCCTGCGCGTACGGGTTGAACCTCTCCAGGAGCCTCGCCATCTCCCGCGCCCGCGCGTCCATCCACGGCGTCGGGTGCGGCGGCGTACCTGGGGGCCGACGCCTGCGCCACTCGGCAAGCATCGACAGCAGCGAGTACTCGATCCCTTTCACACCCCCGAACAAATCGAGTGGGTCTATGAAGTAGCCTTCGACCTCCTCGGCTTTCCAGCCGAAGACGCGTTTGACTCGCTGCCAGAGGGTGGATTTCGGGGGCGGCACGCCCGCGCTCCGTTGGCTGAACGAGCGGGACGTGCGCGAACGAGCAAGCGTACGCCCGCTCGTTCATGGACCGGGGATCAGCCGGGCCACAGGGTTCCGACGCGAAAAGTGTATCAGGAAGCGGGAGCGGCGGCAAGGGGATTAGCCGTGGTCGATGCCGTTCAGCTCACAGATGACGGCGAAGGCGCGATCGCCCACTGTGCGTACGCCGTCCCGGAAGAAGTCCAGCCGGGCGGCCTCGCACAGGCGCTTCCAGCCGCTCGGCGGCCACAGCGTCGGCCGGCGGCGGCGGGGCCGCGGGCGGGCGTAGGGGTTCGATTTGACGGTGGGGAAAGGCACGGTCAGGCCCCCCGCCCGTCGTCGAGGGGGGAGGCGGCCCGCAGCCCTTCGACGACCCCGCGGTGGCCGTTCAGGGCGTCCTCGCGGCAGGCGTAGCGCAGCCGCACGTGGGCTCCGCCGAACGTCATGGTCTCGTACAGCAGCGGCCGCCCGCCGCCGAGGGATTGATCGAGCCCCATGAAGGTCGTGGTGACGTACGCGCCCCCGACCACGTCAAGAGCCACGCCCCGATCGGCCGTCTCGAACCACCGGCCCCAGGCCAGGTAGTCCTCGCAGGGCGTGGGGCGGCCCCGCTCGTCCAGGAGGTAAGTACGCGTCATCCTCAGGCCCTCGGTACTTCGTAGGGGACGTTACGCCGGTCCTTCGGCAGGATGATCTGGCCCAGCAATTCCATGCCGAGCTCGAGGGCGTCGAGGAGGTCGTCGAAATCGCCCTCGGGGAAGTCACGCGCCTGAGCGAGTAGCATCTGGCAGCCCGCCGAGCCGCGCCTCAGGCGGATGGTCCCCCGCGCCCACTGAGAGGTGAGCCTGGTCACGATGCGGGCGACCTTGTTGCTGTCGCTGCCGTGGTGGCGGCCGACGACCGCCGGGCGCAGGCCGCCGACGTTCGCCCGAGACAGCTGGTCGAGGATGTAGTAGCCCGCCGAGTTGCTTTCGACGACGGTGAGGTCGGGGCGCCAGCGGTCGACGAGTTCGATGGCCTTCGCCAGCAGGCGGACGGGGTCGAGGCGGTGCGCCTCGCAGTCCACCCAGAAGACGCCCTGCGCGTCGAGGCGCAAAAGGACGAGGGCCTGATAGTCGCCACGGAGGACGCCCTTGGACACGTCGATGGCCAGGACGCTCCGGACGACCGAGGCGGGCGGCGGCCAGTGGTCGAACCAGATGGCCTCCCCGAAGTAGTCTCCCGGCCACTCCGCGCCCTCGACGTTCATGAAGCGGCCGTGGACCTCCTGCAGGGCGCGGAGGCTGCCGTACTGCACGGCCAGCCCGGCGGCGAAGTCGGCCGGGAGGAAGGGGTTGTCGTAACTGGACGCGTGGAAGGTCTCGGCGTCGGGGCGAGGGATGCCGAAGACCTCATACGTCCAGTGCGTCAGCCCGCGGGGCGTGAAGGTGGCCGAGAACCAGCCGCGGCGGCCCGACTCGCGCAGGCAGCCGATGGCCACGTCGAAGGCGGCCCGCGGCACGAGGGAAGCTTCATCGACCCATACGCCGCTCAGGTCGGGGCCGCGCAGGCGTTCGGGGTCGTCGGCGGTGCGGAAGCGCACCGTCGCGCCCGTCGAGAGCAGGGCCGTCGGGTAGGGCGTGTAGCGGACGGCCGACTCGTCCCAGACGCCCAGCTCGCTCGCCAGGGCGCGGAACTTGGGCAAGGTCACGTCGTAGGTGAGCACGTTGGTCGGTGCGGCCACGACGTAGGTGAGGCCCCGGCCGGCGCGGCGGATCAGGTCGTAGGCCCCGGCCCAGGTCTTGCCCGCGCCTCTGCCGCCGACGAAGGCGCGGTAGGGGGCGCTACTCCGCCGGAAGGCCTGCTGTGCGGGGTGAAGCTTGACCGTCAGTTTGCGCGGCAGCGTCTGGGGCATGGGTCAGCACCTCGACGATCTCCAGGGCGAAGCCGACCGACCCGCCGTGGTCGACCTGCATCGACGACAGCCGCGCGTGGCAGTAGGGCGCGGCGTCCTTCGCCACGGCCACGGCCAGGGACAGCTTGCCCTCGGCGTGCCAGGCGCGCATGGCCTGGAGCATGACCTCGAGCGGCGTCACGCCTTTGTCGGCCTCGCGGGCCGCTATCTGGGTGGTCAGCTTGCTGAGGCTGCCGCGCTTGCGCCCGGCCCCCGGCCTGCGTCCGCCGCGTGGCACGTTTGATTCCTCTGAATGCTGTATGATTCACGCCCGCCCTCATTGTAGCGGGTCGAACAGCCCCCGTTGCGGCGGCGGCGCGGGCGGCGGCGTCGCACAGGCCGCGTCGTCGAGCGGGACGCAGCCGGCCAGGCGTTCGCGGGCGATGGCGCAGTACTCCGAACTCAGGTCGATGCCGACGAAGCGGCGGCCGAGCAGGCGGGCGGCGGCCCCCGTCGTGGCCGTGCCGCAGAAGGGGTCGAGGACGGTCGCGGGGACGGCGTCCGAGGGCGGGCAGCGGCAGGAGGGGGACCAGCCGAGGGTCTGGGTGGCCGAGCCACGTTCCGCCCATTCCTTGCTGCCGTTGCCGCCGAGGCTCAGCGTACTCCTCGCGGATTGCAGGTGCTTCGGGCGATCGGCCGCTTCCCTGTCACCGCCCTCCCGCTCCACCACCCGCCGCCAGGGCGCGCCGCAGCGCCCGCAGCAGCCGTGCGCGCTGGTCGCCAGCCGGATGCATCGCAGCGGCAGCCACAGCGGGAAGGTGGCGTAGTGGCGCACCTTCGACGGCTCGGGGCGCCACTCCCAGGCGGCCTCGGGGAGGTCGTCGTCGGACTCGTCCCACCAGTCCCAGAGGTTGCGGCTCGCGTAGTCGGCCGCCTTCTCCGCCCGCGCCGGGATGACGCCCTGGTGATCGGCCTGGCCCGGCACGTCGTGAGGGCCCTGGTGATCGGTGAAGCGGCGCTGGGGAGTCATGACCGCCCCCGGCTTCTCCGCCTCGCCATCGTAGAAATACTTCCCCCGCTTCGCGAACAGGTACAGCCTCTCCGTCGCCCGCGTCGGCCGGTCGCGCACCGACTCCGGCATGGGCGCGACCTTGCAGAGCGCTATCTCGGCCCGGAGGAACCAGCCGTCGGCGCGCAGGGACTCCGCCAGCAGGGCGGGGACGTTGACGAAGTCCTTGGGTTTCCAGCCGGGGCGCGCATCGCGCGCGGCGACCTCGCCCCGCGTCGTGTGGGTCCTCACGCCGCGAATCAGGCGGCCGCCATCCGCCCTGCCGCTCTTGCCGACGGCGTACGACCCCGCCACGTTCAGCCACAGCGTCCCGTCGTCACGAAGGATTCGGCGCACCCCGGCGAACACCTCCGTCATCCTGCAGACGTAGCAGCCGCCGCAGCGGGGCGCGCCCCTGGCCCAGGCGAGGCAGTCCGGGACTGTTTCGCCGCCCATCTCCAGGGCCTTGTCGGGGTGGCCGGCCTTCAGGTAGC